GATCCAATGGTGTATCTTACTCCGCTTTCTATTAGAGACACTTCGTGCATGTTGTTAAACCCTCCATCAAATACAGCAAGAAGTCCAACTTCTGGTTTAATCTCTATGTTTTGACTTGGGAACTTAAGCAGCCCACCTTCAAAATCATCATTAAGATATAGAAACCCGGCGTAGCGGCTTCTTGTGAACGCGCCCGACTTTCCATGCTCATCTGTATTGTCAGAGTGGACTCTTGCGTACGCTCCTGGTTCCCACTTCTGTGTGTGGTATCCGATTTTACAGATTGTTTTTGGGTCAAGGTCGTGTACGGAAGCAATTGCTTCGTACATTATTTTTTCAATGTCTGAGAATATAGTTGGAGATAGCCCAGCGTCAATCACTTCTTTATCGTTGTCTTGTGGCAATACTGAAGAGTATGACTCATAAAATGAGATAGGCATCCAAGAAATTGCCCCGTTCTCTGCCTGAGAATCCAAGGCTTGAATCATTTTTTTGCAATCTTCTTTGCTTATAAAATTTTCATAAACAACTATGTCTTTTGTAATTCTTTTTTTGTTCGCTAGGTTCATTGTGCTTTACTCCGTCTAGTTATTTATAAGGGATTTATCTCCAGCAATTAACTTTTCTATCTCCTGTTGAACAAGGGCGTACTCTTCTTGAAATACCTCTGGGGTTCTGCCCTCTCCCATAGAAGCAGTACTTCCCTCTTCTGCTAGGGCTTCTTTTAATGTTTTTTCAATATCGTAGTTTAATACTGTGCACTGGAACCAGTTGGCTACATATCCATCTTTATCAATAAGGTACTTTTCAAAGTTTCCGCCTTGCTGGGCACCATTAGCAATAGGTTGGTTTAACCAAGGTGACAAATATCCGTCTCTATCTGGAATGCCAAGTTCTGTTTGCTTTGCGGCGTAAGCGTGCATTTGGTCTTTAATTTCACGATACAATTCATGAGTTTCTTTTCTTGGTTGACCTAATCCGTTTACAGAGGCATCTCCCTTGTGAGCGCTTAGTTCATTAGCACTTTCATTTGGATTTGATGAAACCATTTCTGAAAATTGAAAAGTAGTTCCGTAAACATCTTTGCCGTACGCTTGTGAGTCAGCGCCACAGGTAATGCCTTGTGACCACTTACCCTTAGTAATCCCCACCCCACAGTAGTCATTGGTAGGGATAGCAATAACTTGGAAATCATCTCCACCGTACTTATCTTGAAGCCATTGGAGAACTTCCATTTGATTAGCGTTACCACAGCCGACTGTTGTATTTGCTAGTAGCGTAACTTTGCCTTTAAATTGACCTAGGAAGTTAGGGGAGCCATCAGCTGAGTTAAGCGAGATGTCATAGATAGATTTCATAGTTATATTGTAACCTGTCCTTACGGTTGTTTGTCTCCTGTATGCTTTGTTATTTCCCAAAAAAATGGGCATGTAAACCGTAACCCACTTTTTACCTCAGTAACCCCATGGATATAGTTTTTATCTCCTGGGAAGAAGTAAGCAGCGCCTTTTTTAGGTTTAAACTGTACCCCTTGTAGTGGAAAGTATAGCTCCCCACCCTCATAATCATCGTTTAAATAAAACAGACTTGATAGGTCATAGTTTGGGAAGTCGTTAGGGGTTCCCGCATCTGGGCCCTCATGAAGCTCTTTATCAGCATGAGGTTTTTGAAATTGCCCAGGAAGCCACTTAACAATAGTTGTGCCCGTTGGGTGAACCTCTACCTTATAAAATTCCTCAATAATTGGCCTTAGTCGTTGAAATAGCCCCGCAATTACTGGGGATATCTTTGGATCATTTTTGTCTAAGGTCGGTTGAGTTGCAACCCTATCTTTCCAATAATCTGAGTCATAGGTAACTGTTCCATTCTCATTTGTATGGCTTTGAGTCACATCCCAAATTGTTAACGATTTAGCGGCTTTTTCTAAGAAATCTATTTCTTCTTGGGTCATAAAGTTTTCTAGCTCAACAATCATGTCTTTGCTATCCCCAAACCAACCTGATGGGGTCATAGATGGCGTTCTTTTTGCTACAGTGTACGAGTCTTTATTTTGTTCCATATTCATACTATATCTCTTTTCGTCTTATCTATTACCCCTAATTTTAATGTTTTTACTTCGTGAGAGCCTTGAGATTCTTCTTTTTCGTTTACAGCATCTCTATACCAATCTGTCCATTTTCCAGACGAGTTTATCTCTTGTGCAGCAGACCCATAGGATATGTTTGCATCTAGTCTTTTTCTATCTGGATCTTGGTACTTAATAATCTCAATATCTGTCCCATTTAAATTTGACAAAGATATAGGGATAATTGTGGCAACCGGAGTTCCCGCCTTAATAACTACCCGCTTATTGGCAACCTTTGCCTTAATAGCTAAGGGCAAAGGGTTGTCATAAAAAGAAGTACTAATTAAAGACGCCATTGTCTCAAACTCATCACTAAAATAATTTACGGGGTTAATGGTAAAAATACTAACGTCCTGAGCTGTTCTAAAAACTAAACCAGTATTTAGGCTTATAGAGGATTGGCCTCTTCCAGAATAGGCTCCTTCTGGACTAAATACTTGAACACGATCTGGGGTTTGGTCATTTACACCGTCCCAAATAAACTCAATATCCTCCAAGCAAGACAGGCTCCAGCCAATTACATTTGACTGGGTTACTGGAAAGCATCTATAGGCATGGTTCTCTGATGTTGCATCCATCCAGTCTCTTTTAATAGACATAGGCTGAATGTCAAACAAAGCCCCCTGTGTCTTTTCAACTGAGATATTAAACATTAATCTGCGTCTGCGCTATACATCTCTGGGGTGTGAAACTTTTTGCTGTAATCAAGCATAGTCACAATGGAGTATTTAGTCCCAGAGGTTACTGGCATTGCTTGGTGTGGGTACATAAAGTTTGATGGAAAAATAAACAGGTCTCCAGCTTCTGCTTTAACTTTTAGATTTTGTAATCTGAAGAAAAGTTCTCCACCCTCATAGTCATCATTGACGTACGAAACTAAAGAAACAGTGCAGTTATAAGAAAAGCCATGGTCGTGGTGTTCCATAAAGTGCTGGCCTGGGCCGTACTTAATAAAGTTAAAGGCTTCCCAATACTTCAGGTTGTTAATGTTATACATTTTGCAGTAATCATCTACTGCTGGTGACTTTACATCATATAGATCTTGCCAAAGAGATTGAAGATTTTTTGATACTTCGCTTTTATCGGGTTCTAAGTCTGTCTTCTTAAACTTAAAATCGTTGCAATCTCTATACTCTGGCATTAATTGTCTGTACCCAACGTACGCTGGTTGCCAAGCATATCCAGTTGTATCGCCTTCTGGCTTTAGATTAGCCTCAAGTCTGTTTATTACATCAAAACTTTCTTTAATAATCCCCTTGTAACAGAAGATTCCACTGCCTAAATCAACTTTTTCTGTCCATGTCTGCATTATATTCTCCCTATTTGTATTCTCGTCTTGACCAAACTTTATTTTGATATACCCCGCCATCAGGCTTTCGGTAAAATTTCATGTTATCAACTACTTTATCATACATCTTAGATTGATCTGGTATCTCTATTTCGTGTTCCCAGTTTTCTCTTTTAAAAGGAAGAACCTGCATGTAGGGGGTCCCTTCCGGTATGGTACCTTCCCAACCTTCTGGAAGAAAAAATGGGAAAGTCCCAAGTAAGTGAAGCTTGTCCGAGTCCACAACACCAGTAGTATTTAAAAATGGTAAGTCAAACCTATTCATTGGTGTCATAAACAATGCGCTATAGCCTTCTGGAAGCTCCAAGCCCCAAGGAGAACTCCAAGCAAAATGAGTCTGGTAGTACCCCTTTGGATGCTCAAACTGTGGCATTGGAGGCCTTTGTGTACAAAAATCTTGATACTTAGGGTTATTAATTTTTACGTTTATAATCCCTTGGTTATTTTTATAAAAGACTAAATCGCATGGTGTTTTAAAAATATACCCAGTTGTAAAGGCGTCCATAATAGCTGGGCACGCTTTCCACGTAGGAATTTTTCCATAGTCATCTGTCGTACCCTCTTTAGGGAATGGGCAAATTTCCTTTGGAGCTTTGTAGTATTCCCCACTTGGCATTTTTGCAAATCTGTCTGCATCTTTATACCAAGAAGGCATTTCTTTTTGTGTTGGTACGGGAACAGAAATATGCTTCTTATCTATCCACGGACGAAAAGATCTAAATATGGCTACTAAAGCCATTACTTGTGCCCCAATTCATTGATGTCTGTCATAACAACAACGCAATATTTTGTACCTGAAACCATCGGCAGAGAAGCGTGCTCATAAATATAGTTTGATGGGAATACTGCAATGTCCCCTACTTTTGGTTTATAGACTAAATTATCAAGTCTTGGAAACTTAAGGTCTCCACCCTCGTAATCATCGTTAATGTAAATAACCGCAGATACTGTGCAGTTATATGCAGGACCATGGTCTGCGTGAATGTTGAAGTGAGTCCCTGCCCCCTCATACTTTACAAAGTTAAAGGCCTCATAATACACAACGTTAATGCCCCAGTACCTAGCGTAGTCATCTATGCAGTACTTAAGCTTTTGATAGATCTCCTCATGTAAATCTATAAGTTCAGAGTTTGTTTCATCTCTTGGCCCAAGGTTTTCCTGTTTGTACTTAAAATCTACGCAGTCTCTTGCTTTCTTAATTGGAACGTCAGACTGCGTAACCTGTGCTTCTGACCATTTATATCTGGTACCTGTTGATAGGTTGGACTCAAGAGTATCAATGTACCGTGTAGCGTCCTCGTTAGAAAAAGTATTTTGATAAACGTGTAGGCCCAAACCTAAGTTTTTGACACTTACTTTGTTATCTAAAGCTCTTTCAGGAACCCTATTTGACGCGGTCTCCGACCTATCTTTTGTGAACCAAGCATTCTCATTTTCATTGTGCATTTTCTTCTTTGCCCCACTTACCTATTGGACACTCTGCATTTTTGAGTGTTGTTTTTGCTTTCATTATACAACCACACTGTTTGCACTGCGTAGTTAGGCTAATAAACTCTGGACATGCTCTGCATATAGACATTCTTTCTTCTATCTTTAACTTATTAGTTATTTTTGCAGCTTCGTCAAGAAGATGCCATGGCCTAGTTTCTCCTAGAGACTGCTTCCATTTTTCCCATTCAGACAGCATTACGCGTTTTCTGGTTTGGAAAAAGATACACCATTATAGATATAACCAATTTCTGGATCGCTCTCATCATCTACACTAACAACTGTTATTGGTCTAGCAACTGCCGCACGAAATTTTTCAAGAGCGTGTGTACTTTTGGTTATAGTTAATGCCCCTGTAAGGACATTATTAATAAAGAATGCAAGGTAGTTGTCAGTTATTGGGAGAACCTTATCTAAGTCAGCACCCTCCGTAAGAACTAGCCCTTGAGATTCTTCATCCCATATTGACCCAATAGCAACATTTTCTTTACTCTCTAAAGTACGTGCAGTTATTGGGGAAGAAGAAACAAGCGTGTTCCATCTATCAATCATTTCTTGTGGGACAAATTCTTCAGGCAATAAGAGTGTGTGAAATACCTCAGAAAGGCCTTCACTGTTCTCTTCTGTTAAAAATAAATACTTCATTTTTTATCCCCTGTGTTTTTGGTATAAGAATATTATATCAGTTGTCTTACTAATAAGCGCAACAGTATAGGCAGGCACAGGTACAGTAACCGCCATACCTTGTACAGTTGTTATATGTACATGCTCCTGGTGGATTACAGGCACTAAATGATGGGAAGGATGGTGGGAAGAACGGTGGGAAGAATGGTGGGAAGAATGGGAAGAATGGTGGGAAGAATGGAGGGAAGAATGGGAAGAAGGGGAAATATGGTGGGAAGAAAGGAGGGAAGAATGGGAAGAAAGGTGGGAAGAATGGAGGGAAGAATGGGAAGAATGGAGGGAAAAATGGTGGGAAGAATGGGAAGAATGGGAAGAATGGAGGGAAGAACGGTGGGAAGAATGGGAAGAACGGTGGGAAGAATGGAGGGAAGAATGGGAAGAATGGGAAGAACGGTGGGAAGAATGGTGGGAAGAATGGGAAGAATGGAGGGAAGAACGGTGGGAAGAAGGGTGGGAAGAATGGGAAGAAAGGTGGGAAGAATGGGAAAAATGGTGGGAAGAATGGTGGGAAGAAAGGTGGGAAGAATGGGAAGAACGGTGGGAAAAATGGTGGGAAGAATGGGAAGAATGGGAAGAATGGAGGAAAAAATGGAGGGAAGAATGGGGCTATGGTAGTAATAGATCCAGAGGCAGGAGAAGGAACACTTGTTCCGTTAGCATTAGTAGCTGTAACTGTATATGTTTGAGAAGTGTTAGCAGTATCTCCAATAACAATTGGGGAGGTAGCACCTGATCCAGTAGTAGCATCAGAGCCTGTTACGGTAAAGCTGGTAATAGCGCTACCACCATCTGCTGCTGCTGAGAAAGCAATTGAGTTTTGGTTAACTCCAGCTGTTGGGGTTGGTGCAGACATTTGTGCAGGAACTGTTGTTGCTGTAATAGAAGCTGATGCTGCAGATGCCTGAGAAGTTCCAGCAGCGTTAGTCGCTGTTACGGTAAATGTGTAGGCTGTGGCAGACTGCAACCCTTCAACTGTAATCGGAGAAGATGCACCAGTTCCTGTATATCCGCCAGGTGATGAGGTTACAGTAAATGAAGTAGCGGCAGGGGATAGTGCTGGTAAAGAAAACGTAACTGTGGCGGCACCATTGTTAAATGCTCTGCCTGTTCCAACATTTGAAGCAGATACGCCTGTTGGCGCTAATGGCTCTAGAAAGTCATTAGATGCAGCAGAACGTTTACCCGTCTTCTTAGCCATTTATAATTCCCTATTACGCTGTCAGATCGCCATAAACAACCCAGGTGTTTTCTGCTCTTTTGAAAAGAGTTGCAGTTGACCACTGTGTTCTAAGTTTTAATCCTGGTGTTGAGTTTATGGTTACTCCACCAGACCCTGCAATTGTTACTTGGCCTGTTGAGGTTTGAAGGATATCAATTGAGGTTCCGACTGGAAAGGCTACTGCTGAGTTTAATGGAATAGTGATTGTTGTACCGCTTGCGCTAGAAACTTCAATTAAAGTATCTCTCTCAGTTAATGCTGAGAGAGTGTAGGACGCTGTCTTTTGAATAATTGGGGTACGTGACGGAACACCCTCTACGGTTTGAGTTCCGTCTGTAAATGCAATTCCTGAAGCAGAGGCTGTAATTAAACCTGATGCTGTAAGTGCTGCTACGTTATTTGTACCAGTGAATGTTGGCGATGCAAGTGGTGCAAATCCTGCAATGCTTGCGCCTGAAGGAATTGTTACTGTACCAGTAAAAGTTGGTGATGCTATTGGTGCTTTTAGTCCAATTGCAGTTGTTAGTGTTGTAGATAGGTTTGCATCATTTCCAAGCGCTGTTGCAATTTCTCCAAGAGTATCAAGAGTTGCTCCTGCACTATTAACAAGTGCTGCAACTTCTGCACGAACATAAGCAGTAGTTGCAATCTGTGTTGTGTTAGTTGCTGCTGCTGCTGTTGGAGCAGTTGGTACACCAGTAAGTGCTGGTGAAGCAAGTGGGGCCTTGAGAGCAACATTTGCTACTGTTTCTTTAAGGTCAAGCGCTGTTTGCTGAGCAGTTGATACTGGCTTATTTGCATCTGTTGTGTCATCAACGTTTCCAAGACCAACCATAGACTTGGTAATTCCAGAAACTGTTCCCGTAAATGTAGGGCCTGAAAGGTTGGCTTTTAAATCAAGAGCGGTTTGTTGCGCTGTTGATACAGGCTTGCTTGCGTCTGCTGTGTTATCTACGTTACCTAGGCCTACATCTGATTTAACTAACCCAAGTGGAGTGGTAATTGTTTTATTTGTAAGAGTCTGGGACGCAGTTGTTGTTACAAGGAGACTGGTATCTGTGATCCCATGAACAGCTGTTGTGTCTGAGGTGTGTGTAGAAACAGCACTATCAGTATATGCCTTTGTTGCAAGCTCTGCTGTATCTGTAATACCGTGTACAGAAGTTGTATCCGAAGAGTGTGTTGAAACTGCACCATCAGCATAGGTCTTAGTTGCTACCGTTGAATCAATATCAAGAGTAATAGTATTAGCTTCGTCATCATAAACTTTATCAAGTCCTACACCAGCAACAACTGCTGTATTTACGGCATCCTGTGCTAACTCTGCAATTGCAGAAATACTTGCCTTAAGATCAAGCGCTGTTTGTGTAGCAGTTGATACTGGTTTGTTTAAATCTGAAGTATTGTCTACGTTGCCAAGACCAACGTCATTCTTTGTTAGTCCTGCTGGAGTGGTAATAGTCTTGTTACTTAGAGTTTGTGTGCCAGTTGTTGTTACAAGGAGGCTGGTATCTGCTATTCCATGTACGGATAGTGTATCTGCTTCGTGAGTACCAAGTGATGTAGAGACTGCGTTAGCGGCTGCTGTATCAGCATATGATTTAGTTGCAAGGTCTGCGGTATCGGCAATTCCGTGCACACTTGTTGTGTCATTGCTGTGTGTTGTAATATCTGTAGTTGTTGCTAAAAGAGAAGTATTTGCAATTCCGTGCACATCGGTTGTATCTGAAGAATGGGTAGAAACTGCAGTGTCAGCATAAGTTTTTGTAGCAAGGTTTGCTGTATCTGCAATTCCATGCACATCGGTTGTATCTGAGCTGTGTGTGTTTACAGACGTGTCCGCATATGATTTTGTAGCAAGCTCTGCGGTATCTGCTATTCCATGTACAGAGGTTGTATCTGCAGTGTGTGTCCCCAATTCACTGGCTACATGTTCTTGTGTAGCAAGTGTTCCTGTTGAATTTGGAAGAGTTAAGGTTCTATCTGCTGTAGGATCTGCTACCGCTAATGTGGTTTCAAAACCATCTGCTGTAGCACCTTCAAAGATAAGAGCGACACCAGTGTCAAAGGCAACTGAGCCAGTAAAGGTTGGTGAAGCAAGAGGTGCCTTTAACTCAAGTGCTGTTTGTGTTGCTTTTAAATCAAGCGCCGTTTGTGTTGCAGTAGAGATTGGCTTATTAGCATCTGAGGTGTTGTCTACATTTCCTAACCCAACCATAGACTTAGTTACACCAGAAACTAGGCCTGTAAATGTAGGGGAAGCAAGTGGGGCTTTTAGAGCAAGGCTATTTGTTACTGATCCCGCAAAGTTAGCATCATCACCAAGTGCTGCTGCAAGCTCGTCAAGAGTATTAAGTGCTCCAGGTGCTGAATCAATAACGCTGTTTACTGCTGCAGTAACAAAAGCAGTTGTTGCAACCTGAGTAGTATTTGTGCCAGAAGTAGCGGTTGGTGCTGCAGGTACTCCTGTGAATGTTGGGTTAGCAATTGGCGCGTAAGTGCTTGCTGCAGCTGCTGGAGTTAAGTTGATATAAGGTAGAGAAGCCCAAACTGTAAGTCCGTCTCCAACTTTAAGCTTCTTAGTGTCAGTCTCTAAACCAACTTCAGCCTCAAGAAGAATTGGGTTTGACGCGGTCCACTCAGCCGCAGTTCCCCTGCGTATTAGAATATTAACTGCCATTACGAAACTCCTCCGTCATAAGATCCTGTATAAGAGCCTGTAAGTGTAGAAGGATAACCGCCGTCTAGATTCGGTGTTCCACCGTAGAAAGAAGCTGGTCTTCCACCATCTACTTGAAGTTGACCTGCGCCACCAGTACCGACAATGTCAATCCAAAGTGTTCCATCATATATTCTTAACTTTAATGTTGTAGTATCAAAGTATAAGTCACCTGCTCGTTGACCAACAGGCTCGCTGCCTTTAGCCAGTACGTTTAAGGGTACTAATGCTTTTGTACTCATTTATGTTATCCGATTATAACTACTCTGTAGGCGTTAGATGTTGGTGCAGATGCAAACCCTAGTGTTACAGTAGAAGTTGTAGCGCGTACATTATCTACTAGGACCTCTTCGCCAGTAGCGACTTCATAAACTTGAACATGAACATCTAGTGTTCCTAGGTTGTGGGTCACTGTGTATGAGGTTGCTGAGGTAGAAAGTGTCTGTGAGTACTTTCTAGCTACTACTGTGGCGTCAACAGAGATGGTGTTAGTGCCCACGGTAATACCGTTACCAGCACCAATTGCAAATCCGTTAGCATCTGTTGCAGCACCTGAGTTGGTAGCAAGCTTGATTGCTCCGCCGCTAGAATCTGTCTGTAAACCACCTGTTGTAGATGGGGCAAATGTGAAGTTAGTTCCTGTAAGGAGTACGCCATTAGAAGATGTGAATGTTCCAGCGCCTGAGAACTGTGAAAAAGTAAGAGCAGTAGTTCCTAGTGTAATAGGGTTGTCAGTTGTTAATACCCAACCGCTATTTCCGTTTACAGTTCCTTGTTCTACGAATGTAAACATTCCCGAAGTAACGTCTGCGTTAGAGTTTGCGTCCAAAGCACGGTCTGGGGCTCCAGAGGCTTTAACTACATAGATACCATTTTCAGAACCAGTTGATTGATGCTTAACAAGGATGCGGTCACCAGTAGCAAGAGTTACTCCATCAAGAGTATCTCCATTTTCAAGGCCTGTAGATAAATTTACTGCTGCAGTAGTTGCTGCACGAACAGAGGCCTTAACATCAAGGCCCTGGGCAACAGAGTCTACGTAGTTCTTAGTTGCAGCATCTTGTGCGCTAACTGGGTCGGCTACGTTTGTAATTAACTGGCTGTTCATTGTAAACGAGCTAGTTGGTGCGGTTAAATCTGTTACCTTATTTGTGGTAAGGATTACGGTACCTGATAAGTCAGGAAGAGTAATTGTGCGGTCAGCTGTTGGGTCAGTTACAGTAAGAGTTGTCTCGTTAGTATCTGCTGTAGAGCCTTCAAATACTATTGAGCTATCTGTAATAGCTAGGCCAGAAACAAGTGGAGAAGTAATTGTTTTATTTGTAAGAGTATCTGTTGTGTCTTGACCTACAAGGGTTGTAGTTAGGTCAGGAAGAGTAACTGTGCGGTCTGCCGTTGGGTCACCAGAGGTAAGGGTGAGCTCAAATGAGTTAGGGGTTGCGCCTTCAAATACAAGGTTGACACCTGTGTCAAGTGTTACGGTTCCCGTAAAGGTCGGGTTGTTAGAAGGAGACTTAGTATCAATCTGAGTCTGGATAGCAGAGGTTACGCCATCCACATAGTTAAGCTCTGTAGTGGTAAGTGTTGCGCCATCAAGGATGTTAATTTCTGCGGCGTCAGCGGTAACACCGTTAAGTCCAACAGCTTCCCAAATGGTTCCGTTGTAAACACGCATTTCATTGGAAGCAGTGTTGTAGTAAACCTGACCTGTTACAGGACTTGACGGGTCAGTTGCTAAGTTTTGAATACGAGCATTTTGCAACTCGTTTTTAGTTAAATCTAGTGACGTTAAATACTTACGTGCCATTTATCTCATCTCCTTAAGACAGATACGCTTTGCCGCTGAATGCGCCAGTAAAAGTTATCGTAAGGGAGTTTGTGTTCGTGTAGGCTATTTCACCTTCAACGATTGATCCACCCGAGTCCTGAACGGTTACGTTTGGGTGCCATCCAAGATTGTGCGTTACTACCCACACAGCCAAGGATGTTCCCTGGGTATGAGTATATGCGAGAGCTTGACTTCCAGGTCCCCCAACTATTACTGGATTTATTCCAGAGATACTTCCTGGAGCTGGAGCAGAAATAAGAACAACGTCTGGATTTGTCCCTGCGGACTCACTTGGGCGAACGTATTGAATCATTGAGTCACCTGCGCAGTTACGAAGATTTTTCCAGTAACGTAGGTATGTACCAACCCATTTGAGTCAGTTAGCTGTACGTCATAATAGCAGACTCCAGGAAGCTTCTTTGTTTGTGTAGAAGTTAAGTCTAGCTGCAGTGTGCGTAACCCAGTCCCATCTACGGCTCCTACATTGGGGTAGGAGGTTGTAAAAGATGCAAGTAAGATTGGGCTATTTGGAGCAGGACGAATCTCTGATTTAGCAACATAGCCGTTGACCTCAAACCCAAACTGAATCTGTACTGAGTAGCTGTCTCCAGTGTAGACATACAAATCTTGAGTAAACGCAGAGGTTAGTTTCTTTATACCACCGTAAGTAGGTATCGGTATGTAGACGCGTTCCTTAGGTTCCTTGTCATCAATCTCTTGAGGTACGTAGATTGGGACGTAGTGGTTTGTTGTCTTAGAGATACGACGTAGACTGAATACATCAATCTTGTAAAGACCAATACCAAGCTGTGAACAGAGCTCTTTGTATTGATTCTTACGTACTTCAATCATCTGCATCAACTGACGGTAGCGTTCAGAACGAGGAATCTGAACTCCGTCAGGAGCGGTAATGTCAATGTCAAAAGAAGCATCAGTAGCTAAGGTGTAAAGAGCTAAGGTAGAAGCATAAACAAGTATTGGGTACTCTTCTAAGGTAGGCAGAGTTGAGATAGCAACAGAACGACCATAAGAGTCGTTGTGATTTGCGGTGTGCTGTTGAAAAGCTGTAGTAACAAACTGCTCAATTTCAGCGCTGGTAAAGTAGCGATAGTAATTTCCAGCAACAACAATCAACCGACCTGACAAAGGAGCGGTGTCAAAAACAATGTATCCAGTTGCTTCTTCAACTTCTACGGTTGTAGAAACGTCTACGCCATTAACGGTAACAATTAAGTTAAGGCCATCAAGAGGGGAGTACGGAACTAAGTAGCGAGTTGACGTTCCATCAGCTGTTACTTGGAAAACAAACGATTTAGGGAAGTCACCAAGCTCGGACCGTAATCGTCCTGCCAAGCTTGTAAGAATAGCCACGTAACCTCCAAAAGCTGTATGAAGCAATCATCTCAAAAATAATGCAATAAAAAAGGTCCAACCCCCAACTGGGAGGAGGGCGGGAACCAGTTGAGGGTCGGACTACTTTTTGGAGGCTTAGTTAGGCCGCCAAATATATCCGAGCTCTTCTAGGTAGTTCGCAAGATGACCAGAGACGCGGTACTTCACACCAGCTTTAAAGCTGTAGTGGTTTCCTACTCCGTATGTCATCTCGTCAATATCTGTAATTGTGCGAATGATGACTGAGTCATTCGCTGTTGTAACTCCGATGTTCTCAATGTCATCTAGGACAAGTGGAGCATCTGGTTTCTTTGGGTCAAAGACATTATTCTCTAAGTTCTCTGCCTCAACTTGTGCCGCAATTGAAATTTCATCTTTGCGTTCTTGTAATGCTTTTGCGTTTTTCTTCGCTGCAGTTTCTGCTGCGCGTCCTGTTGCATCTAACGGACTTGTTGGTGTGTTTGCCACGGTGTATTTCTCCTATGTTAGTTGTTGATTAATGATGGCTGGGGACCCAGGAAGGAGTAGGGTCCCCAGACATCGGTAAAGCGAGTCTTAGTTTGTGTAAACCTTGACGATAGCCTGGTCGGTGATAACACCAAGACCCCAGATTGCGTACCATGCAAGAGCGTGCTCACGACCGAAGTCAAGAACGCCACCGTCACGTAGTTCAACTGGAAGGCTGATTGCGTGACCAAATGCGTTGTCACCAATCATGATTGATTCGTAAACATCTGCTGAGTTACCTGTAGCTGAAGTTAGGTAACCCTTTTCAGCTGTGTAATCTGCAGACTCTGGGTTTCCACCTGAGCCTGGAGCAGTGTTAGAAGAAACAGGAATGCTACCTGCTGATGCTGGTGCACCAACAAGTGATGAAGTGGTGTATGTACCACCAGCAGCAAGCTTCTTAATCTGTGTTGTTTCAATGAAAACTACGTCGTATAGACGACCGATTTCACCGAGCATGAAGTTACCTGGAGCAGCGTACTTTGTGACTTCAATGAACTCTGGGTTAGAGCGAAGGTCACGAGACTGCTTTGGGTGTACGAACTGTACGTATGTCTCACCTAAGCGAGGGATGTTCTTACCAGCAAGGGTAAGAGCTGCATCCTTGATTGCGCCTGTTGTTAGCTTGTGGTTTCCATCAAGCTGTGAGATTGCTGTTGCAGCTGTGCCTTCATCGTAGTTAGTGAAAGCGCCACCTGTGATGCCTGAGCGGTCATAACCAAATACTGCAGAAGTTGCTGCAGAAAGTGTGTTACGTGCTTGTACATCTAGGTACTGTGCCATGTGACGACCAAGAAGACGTGAGGCTGAAGCCATTACGTCATCAAATGATGCATTCAAAAGTAGTTCAGAAACTGCTACTGCGTAGCCGTGTTCTGCAACTGTGATTGCAATCTGCTCTGCTGTGAGAGCGTTTGTTGTCATACGGACACCTTCAGTAAGAGGTGATGGGTCTACTGCGAAGTTCTTGTAACGAAGGAAGTTCACGCGAAGACCAGGTGCTACACCTAGTTCAGTCTTCTTTACTGCAAACTGTTCAAAACGAAGAATTGGCATTGCCTGGAACAAAATTTCTTTTGACCAGATTGTTTGAATTGCTTGGTTCAAAGATGAGTTTGAACCAGAGTAAGCTGTTGGAGCACTCGCTAGTTGCGAGGAGCCTGTAATTGCACTTGCCATTTAGGTCAAGTCCTTTCAGTAGTTGGTTGGTGGGGGATTAACCGAACAGTCCCTGACCACGGTTGCTGGCTGCAGTGCCAAGAAGCTTGGCTCTTTGTTTCGCATAATCTGCCAATGACATATCCCTGATTGAATCAGGCGTGTACGAATTGTTTTCCGAATTGTTATCCAGGGGTCCTGATGCAGGCGCTGTAACTCGTGCGCCTACCATTTGTTGCTTTGCAGATTGCATGGCTGCTTGAGCAGACTGCAAAATACTTTGTGACTTCTCACGCAATAGCGTGATACTAGCCTCAACCTCATCTTGCGTATTACCGTTAACAAGGTCAATGAGTTCAGGAACAATGTTGTCACGTTCCTGCTCTACACGAGTTGCACGATAATTTGTAAGTTGGTTGAGCTCTTGTTCTTTATGCAGAAGAGCAAAAGCTTTTTCTCTTTCAAGACGTTCATTGTCTAATTGAACAATGAATTCTTGCTCCTTCTTAGCGAGGAGTTCCTTGGCAGAAAGTTCTTCTTCTTCCCTGGACTTTTTAGCTTGTTCTTCTAGCTCACGTACTGACTGCTCGTGAGCAGCTTTACGTGCGACCTCGTCTTCTTGTGCTTTCTTCAAAGCCTCAAGTTCCTTAGCCATCTTTTCCATTTGAGGATACAGCTTAGACTTTTCCTGCGCACGAGCCTTTGCAAGGTCATCTGCAGTAAAAACCTGGTCCACTGGTTCACTCACTTCTTGAGCTACAACTGCTGCTGCAGTTGCTGCTTCAAATACTTCTTGATTATCGGCCATTATTAATCACCTGTTTTTCTTATGTCGTTGTCCGTATGCCTTGCGGCGTATCACATTGGGGTTTAACAAGACAATTTCATACCATTTAGGATAAAAAATCTCGTTATATTGCTATTTATTTTTTTACTTGTCTACTGCTCTCCTCTGAGGAATTTTAGTTCCGTAGGCTTCAGTGACAAGTCTTTCTCTAATTGCAGCTTCTTGGCTCTTTTCAATTCCCATCATTTGCTGCTGAGTTGGGTCGTTAATAGCGTCCTCACTTGGAGGACCCTCAATGCCATCTCCCATTAAGTCTCCGTCACCAAGTTCGGTAGGTTGCATAGGGATAGCAGAGTTTCCATCAGGTCCTGGCATCATGCCAGTCATATCCATAATTGCTTTCTGGATTTGAATCTTCACTAGTTGCAAAGCTCCATCCGCACCAGCATCGGAGATGAGTTCTTGACGAATCTCTTGTAGTTTCTCTTCTGGGAATTCCTCGCCAAGTGTACGTAAAGCACCTTCTTTAGACTCTAGACCCATACCAATCTTGGTTTGAATCTCATTCAAGATAATCAACTTATCAAGAGGAAGAGGTTGAGGGAACTGAACAGAGTTTTGGAAAGTAATTGGGTCTGTAAAATCAAGTTGTGTTAACTGACCTTCTTTGATTGGGCCGTCTTCATCGGGGTTGTACATAAATTGCATTGGCTCTTTTAGAGCAAGAGTGCGAAGGGCAAGCTCGTTAATCTTCTCAATACCTATACCGTACTGAGCAACCTTTTGTGAGTAACGGTTCATCAATGGCTGGTACTGAATAGAGAGTGCAACACCAGAGGTATTAGAAATAGGCTGAACTTGACCCAGTGCGGTTTCTGGGATGTTCATTAGTTCGTGCATTGAGCGCTTTAGAAGTTCTAGGTACTTCAAGGCTCCGTCAATACCTTGTGCACCGCCTTCTAGGTTGAAGACCTGAGCATCTTTTGGAAGACCGCCCCAAACCTTCTTTGCTCCTTTTTCTAAGTTAGAAGCTTTAGCACCAACAATAACTGTCACAGGAGAAGCGTGATAGTTAATGATGTCTGCTACGTCAGTTGATATCTCGTTGTA